GCGGGAATCCATTGTGCTTACAACAACCACTCCGGAGTCACACATGCCGCTCCCATCTATGCGACCGACTTCAAGTTCGGACCAATGGTGCAGATAGGCAAGGTTGAACCAGCCGCTCCAATTGCTCAGAATGACAAGACGATGAAGCTCTACTCAGACTATCACCAAGCAGGTACTCTGATTACGTTTGGAGCCTTGAAAGGTTTCCGTCCTCGCCCCAAGGCGAATGGAGGACATTCTTCAATCGCCGCTTTCTGTCTTCGAGAAGGACCTAAGCGTGGTCTTCCCATTGTCGATCGTCTCACGACACCAGACATGGGAAGTTGGGAACCTCAACAGAACATCCTGAAGGAGTACCTCAGCCCTACGCATTCGATTCATGAGCCCTCGTTCAGGTTGTGTGTGGACTCTTTTGTCAAGCACATTGTTACTGGTCTCACCCCAGAAGACATTGAGGATGTTCACGTTGTCCCAATATCGGTTGCTGTCAACGGCTACCCAGGTATTCCGAATGTTGATGCTCAGAAGTTCACTACCTCAGCGGGTCACGGTTTCCCTGGTCCCAAGAAGGCTTATGTGGATTATGATGGAGAGCATGAAGAGTGGCCTCGCTATCGTACGTACAATAAAGACGTCATGGACGAGGTGGAGAGAATCTACGAGTTGGCTAAACAAGGAATCAGGTCTCATCCTGTTTTCACAGCTCAGCTCAAGGATGAGATGATCAGTATTGCGAAGCGAGCTGCAAAGAAGACACGAGGTTTCTACATGTGTCCTCTTGCCTTCCTCACTCTAATGCGTATGTTCACCACTGGACTAACGCGAGTCATGGTGCGTCGTCGCAAGCTGTTTCGAAATGCGGTTGGTCTCAACACTCACTCAGAGGAATGGGCCGATTTACTTGGAGAGGCCAACAAGATTCCAGGAGACAACTGGATGGCTGGTGATTTCAGAGGTTTTGACAAGATCCTCAATATCCTGATCCAGAATGGAGCTAAGCAAGTCATTCTTGATGTTGCGGAGTTCTGTGGTTTCAGCACTGAAGAATGCTTCGTCCTTGATGTTCTCCTTT